CTACTAGTGATGATAAAAATAAAGAGAAAAATCCTGAAGACACATTCAAACAATGCCAAGTTCCAGCTGCCAGCGGCAATCCAAACGAAGATAGAGCAAATGAAGAAGCCGCTGCTGAAAACAAAGATGCTACACTAGTTGACAACAACGGATTTGGTAACGCACAAGGTGGTGAATTTGATACTACTAATGACAATAATGGATTTGGTAATTCGCAAGAAGGTGAATTTGGTGGAACTCCAAAGCGCCCCGGAACAGCTTCTCTTACTGATACACAAGGACCATTTTAACAAGGAAAATAAGATATGAGTACACAAGAAAAAAGACTTTACCAAGATATTAATATCAAATCTAATAAAAAACCTGATTATGGTATAGGATCAAAAACTTACAAAGGATTTAGTACAACCGATCCTGATCAAAACGGATTTAATTTATATGACTTTAGTCTTATTAAACAAGATATTATCAATCATTTCCATATAAGACAGGGTGAATTATTATCTAACCCGAACTTTGGAACAATTATTTGGGACGTTTTACACGAACCAATGACTGAACAGCTAAAACAAATTATTATTGATAATGTAACAGAAATCATTAATTACGATCCAAGAATAAATGTAAATTCAGTTACTGTAGACGAGTACGAAAGTGGACTACAGATTGAAGCAGAAGTACTATTTTTAACTTATAATATTGTTGAAAATATGCGTCTAACTTTTGATCAAAATAACGGATTTTTAAATACCTAATAATATACGTAGTTAATCAATACTGATAAATACTGTATAATAAAGGAAAGCCAAATATGTCCTCGACTGATAGACAAAATAGATTACTAGTAGCAGAAGATTGGAAGCGTATCTACCAAAGTTATAGAAACGCTGATTTCAAATCTTATGACTTTGATAACTTGCGTAGAACAATGATAAATTATCTACGTCAAAATTACCCAGAAGATTTTAACGATTATATTGAAAGTTCGGAATACCTTGCTTTGATTGACATGATTGCTTTCCTTGGTCAAAATATTGCTTTCCGTACAGACTTAAATGCACGTGAAAACTTTCTAGAACTTGCAGAACGTAGAGAAAGTGTTCTCCGTCTTGCACGTACACTATCTTACAATCCAAAGCGTAATCAGTCAGCTAACGGATTGCTTAAAATTGAAAGTGTAAGCACAACTGAAACCGTTAGAGATAGTAATGGAATTAATCTAGAAAATCAAACAATTATATGGAATGATCCTAGTAATGCAAATTGGCAAGAACAATTTACAAAAGTTTTAAATGCATCATTGCCTGTTAATAATCCTATTGGTAGACCAGTAAAAAAAGATACAGTAAATAATATTCCAACAGAGCAATACAGATTTAGTAGCACTAATACAGGAGTACCGGTTTTTGGATTTAATAAAAATATAAGTGGAAGTACTAGTAGATTTGAAATTGTAAGTACTGATGTAAACAATGGAGCAATTGAAGAAGAAGCTCCGTATCCAGGAAATAACTTTGCATTTTTATATCGCAATGATGGCAAAGGTCCTAGTAGCACCAATAGCGGATATTTTTGTCACTTCAGACAAGGCGCATTAGATAGCGGATCCTTTATTGTTGATGCACCAAGTTCTAATCAGGTTGTTTCTATTGATGCAACTAATGTTAACAATTCAGATGTTTGGTTATATTCAGTAGACGATTTTGGACTAGAACAAGAACTATGGACAAAAGTTCAAGCAGTTGAAGGTAACAATGTAGTTTATAATAGTCTAAGTAAAAGTATCAGAAATATATTCAGTGTACTTACTAGAGCAAATGATAGAATTAGTTTAATATTTTCCGATGGAACGTTTGGCAATTTACCGCAGGGAAATTTTAAAGTATATTATAGAACCGGCAAAAATCAAAGATTAGTAATTGATCCAAAAGACATGCGTGGTATTAGTATACAAATTCCATATGTAAGCAAATCAGGAAAAAGCGAAAGTCTTTCATTAGTATTCCAATTAAAGTATACAGTAGATAATGCGAGTATTAGTGAAACAAATGCAAGTATTAAGCGTAATGCTCCATCTAGTTACTACACACAAAACAGAATGGTAACAGCAGAAGATTACCAGATTGCTCCTCTTACTTCAAGCCAAGAAATTATTAAAGTAAAAAGTGTCAATAGAACATCAAGCGGAATAAGCAGATATCTAGATCTTGTAGACGCAACAGGTAGATATAGTAAAACAAATTTGTTTGCTGTAGACGGAATTTTGACAAGAGAACTTATTGATACAAAAGTCGGATTTGATTTTGTTACTAAAACAGATATCGAAGGTGCAATAGCAAATGTTATACAACCGGTTTTAGAAAACAGAAAAATTAAAAATTATTACCTTACTAATTTTCCAAAAATACTAGTAGGTGATTTGGGATTGGTATGGAATAGTAGCACAGTTGACTCAAATCAAAATACTGGCTATTTTACAAACGCTGCAGGTACTAGACAGCAATTAGGTACTTTTACAGCTAGTACATTAAAATTAATGCGAGCAGGAACACTACTTAAATTTATTGCTCCAACAGGCAAGCATTTTATGAAGACTGATAATAATAAAATAATGGACGGCACAGCTGACCATCCAGGATCAGTTGATTACCTATGGGCAAAGATTGTAAGCACTGAAGGTAACGGAACAGTAGTTGCAGATGATGGTACAGGACCAGTTTTAATAAATGACATAATTCCACAAGGCGCAAAACTTACTCAAATTATTCCTAGAATTGCTAATGATATACAAGCATCAGTTCAAACACAACTTGTAGATCAAATTTTTGCTTATAGAACTTTTGGTTTAAGATTTGATATAAATTTAGGAGAATGGAGATTAGTATCTTCTACTAATTTAGATAGTGCAAGTACATTTAGTATTGGTAAAGCAGGAGATAATACTAATCAGCAATTAGATGCAAGTTGGTTATTATTGTTTGAAACTAACGGTGAAACGTATACTGTTACATACAGAGGTTCTAGATACTTGTTTGAAAGCGATGAAGAAGTTAGATTCTATTTTGATAATAGTGATAAAGTTTATAATAATAGAACCGGTAAAATTATCAAAGATAAAGTTAGTATGCTAAGTATTAACCAAAAAGATCCAACATCAAATCCAGTGCCTTACACAGTTGACTATGATTGGGAAATTGTAGAAGATTATAGAGATACAGAAGGTTATGTAAACAGTAAAAAAGTCCAAATTAGTTTCTTTGATGCTGACGATGACGGAGTTGTTGATGATCCAGACTTATTTGATGTTATTGTTAATGAGACAAATAATCCTTTAGAAAAATATATATTTTCTGAAAAAGTTACAAGCATTGATGGCGTTGAAGAATGGTTCTATAAACCAAACAGTGTATTAAATGTTGTTGTTCTTCAAAATAAAGCAAGTTTAGGGTCTACTACATTATACGCAGATGGCCAAATATTTTATTATGTAGATGAAAATATTTTTGAAATACTTGATAAGACTACAAGTAACTTAAATATTTCACAAAAATATAGAGCACAAATTGGTCGAGATAATATAAAATTTCATTATGTGCATGCTGCTGACGAAAGCACACGTATAGATCCTAGTGTAAGTAATATTATTGATTCTTATTTACTAACAAGATCATATGATAATAATTTTAGACAATATTTAGATGGTATTACAAATACTAAACCATTAGCACCTAGTAGTGATAGTTTATTTTTAAATTATGGCGCAAACTTAAATAACATAAAATCGTTAAGTGATGAAATTATATATCATCCAGTAAAGTATAAAATTTTATTTGGAACAAAGGCTGATTCTGAATTCCAAGCAAATTTTAAAATTGTAAAAAATCCTGATATTGTTATAAACGACAACGAAATAAAATCAAGAGTAATAAGTGCAATAAATGAATTTTTTGCTTTAGACAACTGGGACTTTGGTGAAACCTTTTATTTTACAGAACTGACAGCGTATGTGATGCAACAACTTGCACCAAATATTGTTACTTTTGTAATTGTACCAAAACAAATAGATCAAACATTTGGAAGTCTTTTCGAAATAAAATCAGAATCGGA